TGGCCATGCGTCGGCGTTCATCCGTATCCAAGAAGATGTAGTCAACATACAAAGATGCAGCAACAAGAGACTTGCTGTAGGCAGCAGTCGATTTCATGTTAGCACCCCCAGTTGGGCTGACGGCACCGACCGCGAACAAGCATTCGTCCAATGGGCGAAGTTCGATGTTGATCTTGACTTCGTGGTATTGAAGGGCGATCAAAGGAAGGGCAAGACCAGGGTTGCGGCAGTACCAGAATTGCAAAGGAACATACAATGTCGTTTCGGGAAGAGCCTTGCGTGGTGCGCAGACCGCTTCAGGGACCGCAGCGGAAGAGCAAGCAGTTGCAACTTCAGCGAAGTCAGGGTCGGTCAAATAAGTAAGTTGGGTTGTATTACCAACCATCTTGTTGTAACCATCTTCTTGTTCAGAAGTAAGGGTCAATTGGTTCCAGATGTGCATCCAGTCACCATATTGACGGTCGATGCGTTGACCTCCAATTTCGACTTCAACCATGGAAACCATTTGTTCACCGGGGCAATCCAACCAACGTGCGTGGGGAGAGTCCGAAGAACTGATTTCGGGAAGAGTCACTTGAAGGTAAGTGCGGTATGCCAAGTCACCGTTACGGGAAACAGTGCACTGGACCCGGCGACCGAAGTCGGCTTGACCGTTGAAGGTTTGTTCAATAGATTCCATCGCGAAGTTAGTGTGACGACGGTAAGTAACCTTCCAGAAAGTGATCTGGGGATTACCAGTTAAATACACATCTTGTGCGCCATAAGCTACTAGTTGCATGAGTCCACCACCCATATTATAATATAGGTAAAGAAAAAAATTTTGTATTTTTACACACTTTAATTAATTATATCGTAAAATACAATATAGTTAATTACCAAGTATTTGATTTATGTCTAAATTTTCAACCATAAAGCGTTTTAAATACGATTCTAAATACACTTCTTTTTCATTATTGTGCTTTTTTTTAAATACATAGCAATTCCCTGATTTTTTAATCGACCACCCTTTTTCTAAAGCATTGTATAATAATGTCATTTTCTGCAGTTTTATCAAATCAATATTACTTATTTCTTCTTTATTAATTACCATATTGTTTAGATTATCCATTATATAATGAAAAATGTTTTAATAAATTATGAATTTACGAATATATATGCGAAAAAATATTGATTTCCTAAACAATAGTGAAAATTTCTAATTAAATACATCAAAATAATATATATTATTGATGCCTAATTTTAAACCAAAAAACAAGAAAAAATTAGTAGTTAATAAACATTCAATAACAACACTAGATAACAAGCATGATGAAAAAATGAAAGAGTTTACTAAAATAACAGAAGAAGAATTGCCTAATCTTAAAAAACAAATGTCTACATTAAAAAAGAAATTAAGGACGGTGGATAATATGAAAATAGAAGACGTATTGGAAATAAAAGATACGATTAAAGATATAAAATTAAAAATCAAGGAGCTAAAGAAAAAGAAAAAGTCGTATTTACTAAACAATTCAAATTTGATATTTGAATATTTTGAAAAAAAGAAAAATTTAAGCGATGGAAAAACAAATAAAAAGAAAATACTGCATTCTTTTTTTAGTAAAACAAGCGATACCATCGATGTTAACAACAATAGTAATACTATAGTTCAGCAATACTTCAATAATATTGATAATAAACATGTTGATATGGAAAATTATAAAATCAATTATGAAATATGCCCTAAATGTTCGGGGGAATTGGTTCAGGTAGAATCAGATGGGATATTAATATGTAAAAAATGTAGTTTTCAAGATAAGTTTTTAGTAGAGCATGAAAAGCCTTCTTACAAAGAACCACCAAAAGAAGTATGCTTTTATGCTTATAAAAGAATCAATCATTTTAGAGAAATATTGGCACAGTTTCAAGCAAAAGAAACAACTCAAATACCGGAAGAAGTTATTGAAAACATTCAAAAGCAAATCAAAAAAGAGCGATTGGAAATTAAAAATATGGATAATAAAAAGGCAAAAGATATATTGAAAAAATTGGGGTATAATAAATATTATGAGCACATACCTTTTATAAAAGATAAATTGGGTATAAAACCACCGGTAATGAGACCCGAACTAGAAGATACATTATGTAATTTATTTATGGAAATACAAAAACCATATAGTAAACATTGTCCCGATAGTAGGGTTAATTTTTTAAATTATTATTATGTGTTGTATAAGATGTGTGAATTATTGGATGAACATTCATTTTTGCCTTATTTTCCTATGTTAAAAGATCCAGTAAAAAGAATAGAGCAAGATGAAATATGGAAAAAAATATGTAAAGAATTAAATTGGGAATTTATTTCAACTATTTAACTATCAAGTATTCAACTATCAAGTATTCAACTATTTAATTATAATATTTAAATTATAATTAAAATACGAAATTATGTATGATTGTGTTGTGTGTGTGTTGTGTTATCTTATGTAATTATTTACATACCCATTCGTGGGAAACCAACCAAGTTAGCACCAATACCAAATCCAGCGCCTGAGCGGGCAGATACACCCATAGCAGGGACATATGTATCTAATACCGAGAAAGTAGCGGCGGCGGTCAAAGAGATAAGCAATACTTCATCTAAGTTCAATGACCGCTTTGGAATAGCATAGGCAGCAATGGCAACCATCAAACCTTCTACTAAATATTTAACAACGCGACGCAATAGTTCTCCTAAATCAAAAACTTCTGCTATTTTATCAAACATATTATATAATAAATAAACAAAAAAAAACTTAAACAATAATGAAATATACTATATTATAATATGGTTGAAAGAGAATACCAGCATCAAAAAACAACAGACGGCAAGGTAAATCATAGATATGTTGATTTACTAGAAGAAGATAAGGCAATTTCCGGGCAAAAATTTGTGTGCGTGTCTTTCGTTAGTCCTGAAAACACTTTGAAGCGTCGTGATTTGTTTATGTTTGAATCGTTTCTAAAAGATTATGATTTTTCTAAATCGATGGGGAAATTTTCGCAATTTTTAAACTTTTTGTCATACAAATATAACCTAAACTTTGAAACGTTGATGAGTGATATGCAAGAGTTTGTTAAAAGTGAAAAAGATGATTTAAAAACGACCGATATTTATGATTCGTATAAAACATTTTTGGATAATCATGAAAATGAATTGGATGATGAGTTTAATAAGCAAAATAACTTTCAAACAAGTGTAAGAGGATTAAAGGTTCGTGGTTCTTATTCTACACAAGAAGAAGCAGAATTGCGATGTAAGTTGTTGCGAGAAGTAGATTCCAATCACAATGTATATGTTGGACCAGTAGGTGTATGGATGCCCTGGGAACCCGAAGCATATAAAACAGGTCGAGTGGAATATTTGGAAGACGAATTAAATCAATTGATGCATGAGAAAAATCTAAATGAAGCAAAGGCAAAGCAGGAATTTGAAAAGCGCATTCAAGATACCAAACGAAAGGCAATTGAAGAAAACGTGAAATTGGCTAGAGAAAGTGGTAATAAATTGACACAGCGCTTGGATAAAGAAGGAAATTTGGTGGGTGTAAATAACACTATTGAAAACGACTTGAACGAGTTGGAAGACACCAGTTCTGAAAACATTAAAAAGGCGTTGTTTGAAGGAGACAACATTGTTAGGAAAAAGAAGGATTAAATAAACAAAATAAAATACACTATAATAAAATTATAAAAAATCGTATATTTGTTATAATTGATAGCTAATAGTTGGTAGTAATGGATTACCATTTATTTTTTTTCACATTGATGAGAGGACCTTTCTTTCTTCTTGCTGCATTAGCATCATATTGTTCCTCTTCATCATCCGATCCCAATCCTTTTGACATTTCCCAAAATTCTTTTGCTCCCAATTTAAAGTCATTGTGCGACGTTGCTTTATACCAAAATATTTGATCTTCTAATCGATTTGATTTTGAATTATTTGATATTACTAAACATTCGTAATTTTCGGTGCATTGATCCATTACTTGGCAAAAACTTTCAAATGTAGCAAACATCCCCGCAAAATTTTCATATATTCGTTTACGGTTATTGATATATGGTTCGCGCAGTATAAATGTATAATCTATATTTGTTCTAAGATTAGGAGGAACACCTAAAGGATACTGCATTGTAATAACGAGCATAATTTTCCAATGCCTACCATTCATAAATAGCAGCCGCATTAATTTATCGCGAGACCATGTATTATCATATAAACAATCATCTAATATAACAAACGCGCGGGGATCTATACTTGACCGTCCATACACTTGTTTTTCCTTTTGTATTTGTTTTATTACTATTTTTTGCCGCTTTAAAATATTTTCAATTATTGCAGTATTATATTCGTCGTGAATGAAAAGTTTAGGAACTAATTTACCGTAAAATCCATTACCGGCCTCTGTCCCCGATATAACGGTTCCGATTGGAATATCTTGATGATGATATAACATATCTCTTACTAAAAAACTTTTTCCAGTATCACGCCTTCCAATTAAAACAATAACTGGACCATTTGAATCATCCAAATCAAATTTGATATTCTTCATATTAAACTTTTTTAACTCTAAATTCATATATAAACCAGCATCATAAAATTTAATAAAGTAAAACGAATTGTATACAACCATATATTTGCTGATTAAAGTTAAATAAATGTATTACTAAATTATTAGTTTAAATATAAAAATTTAATTATCATTAAATCGTATGTTTTCTTTATATTATAAGAAAAATGATAACAGTGAATTATTTAGTCAATTGAAGGCCTCGGTGTGTGCTGAAATACAAAACTATATTCCAATTTACTCTACTTTTTTTGAATTAAATAGCAGTAACTATAATTCAATCAACTTAAATAGCAAATTTTCTATTAAAAATATAAATGAAGCATATGATTTAAATCATTATTCAATCGATGTTGAAAATGAAAGTAATGATGTTTTTCATAGAAAGTCTTTTTTTAAGTTTGGACCTATACTTAATCCTTTAAAATTCTTAACTGGAAAGTATAAAACTCTAACAAGTGATTCTAAATTAACACCGTCGTTCGATACTTTAATCCCACGAGGAGACATGCATTTAAAAAAAATACATGATAAAAACAATACATCATATGTAGATGGTTTTTTTTCATATCTGAGCAGTAGTTTATTAAATCACCATAATTTTGTATTTGGAAATGATTTTTATGGTTCATTTTTGTGTGTTCAAAAAGAGTTCCATTTAAATGTATATGATGACTTGGATTATCTTTATCAATCCGAACATTTTCATGAAACAAAAGATGTTGCGTTTAAACTGGATAATTTCGACACTTCTATTTTAGATGATGACACTAGAAAATACCGTGAAAAAATTAAAATGGGAGATAACACCCAAGAATTGGTATTGGATGATTTTAATGATGATGACTTTGATAACGTGTTTAAATTAACTTCGGAAAATGTGGATAAATTAAATAAACTTAACGAAATTAATTTGGGAAACAATCTTGTATATGAAAAGGTTAAAAATAAGGTAAGGGGAGATAGTGATTTGTCGAGTAATGTTGATTCTGTAACGACGGGTTCAAATAGTTTAAGTGAAAGTGACTGTGACAGCAGTGAAGATGAAGGAAGCGAAGGAAGCGAAGGAAGCGAAGGAAGCGAGGGAAGCGACGAAAGCGACGAAAGCGAAGAAAGCGAAGGAAGCGAAGGAAGCGAAGGAAGCGAAGGACACAGAAATTCTGATGGTGATTATAGTGGTTCTGATCCGGGGTTAAGTGAGAACGGTTCGCTAGTTAGTTGTTCAAATAGTGAGATGTCGGAGTATTCTAGTTCAGCAGATGAAAATGTGAATTGTGTTATATATAATTTTCCGGTGCAAATAATATCGATGGAACATATGCATGAAACTTTGGATAGTTATATGGAAAATAATGAAATGAGCATAATGGAATGGAAATCGTGTTTAATACAATTATTATTTATTTTGACAACATATCAAACATGTTTTGATTTTACGCACAATGATTTGCATACAAATAATATTATGTATATTGAAACCGAGCGAAAATATCTTTATGTTAAATATGATAATAAATATTACAAAATCCCTACTTTCGGTAAGATTTTTAAAATAATTGATTTTGGTCGTGCTATTTATAAATTCAAGGGCAAACAATTGTGTTGTGATAGCTATAGTCAAAAAGAAGATGCGGGTGGACAGTATAATTTTGAACCATATAAAAATAACAATAAACCGGAAATATTACCTAATAAAAGTTTTGATTTATGTCGATTTGGATGTTCCTTATATGACTATTTTATAGATGATTATAGAGATGAAGATGAGTATGATGATGAAATCGTTCAATTAATAATTAAATGGACGCGCGACGATAAAAACCGTAATATTTTATACAAGAAAAATGGCGAAGAAAGGTATCCCGAATTTAAATTGTATAAAATGATTGCTAGAACAGTTCATCATTGCGAACCACATAATGAACTAAATAATAAACTATTTGATTGTTTTAAGATAAGTAGAAAAGGCATCAATAAAAAGCAAATGATAAATTTAATAAATATTGATGAAATACCATTGTATGTATAAATGTAAGTGTAATAAGTGTATGTATAAATGTAAGTGTAATAATTGTATGTATAAATGTAAGTGTAATAAGTGTAAATGTATTATATGAACATAATTGTAAAATACAAATATTATTAATTATTTTAATAATATTTGATTAATTTGTGTATGGCCAATTATGATCCAATTACTAAGTAAATTACTAAGTAAATTACTAAGTAAATTAAAAAGCGGGCTCATTTGTAAAAATCTCTGGTGGCTTTATTTTAGAAATTGAAGCACCCGAAAACTGATCAACAATCACGCTTCCAGATACAACTGATAAATACACTATAAGCGTATCGCGAAACAATATTTTCATAGGCTTTGCTTCTTTTAATATAAGTTTTGTTTCTAAATATTTTAGGATAAGATAAACAAAGGAAATCATTCCCGCCGTTATAAACACCGATTGTGCCATTTATATTTTTCAGTTATGTTTTTATGTATTATTTTACGCATTTGTGCATTTATGCATTTTATTAATTAAAGTAGTAAATTCGTAGAGTAAAGTAATTAATCTAGCAATTCAATATCACCAAGCAATATTGGAGTATCTAATTTTATGGAGTTAGACAACTCGCCGACATCATCAATATCTAATTTAATATTGTTATCGTCAAATATTTCTAAATTGTCATCTTCTTCATCTTCTTCATCTTCTTCTTCTTTTCTTCGTTGCATATTAACTTCGCTAATTTGTTCTAAACGCTCAATTGTTTTTGGTGCTTCCACTTCTTGTTCTTTATTTGTTCCCATATCCAATACACTATCCATATCATTAAAAGTTAGTAACGACTTGGTTTCGAATAGTTCTGTGTCTGAAGGGGTTGCTGTATTTGTAACATCACGGGTCGCAGATTCTGATGCTGATGTATCTGAGAAACTATTTTCTGTGTTCAACAACTCGTTTTTCTCTAATTTTAATATAGGAGTTTTACTAAACTCATCTAAACCATCGCCTTCATTATTTTTATCGGTTCGTTCAACTGACTCATCGAGTTCTTTTTCTATTTCTTTTTCACTAATTTCATGAACCACTTCTTCATCGACCGTTTCGTCAATATAAGAGCGCAATATTTGTTCAACTGGAATACTACTTCTAATTACTTCTAAAATACTTTCTTTACACAAAATTTCACACTCACGCATATTTTTTTGATATTGAAGTGGTGTAATTATTTTTTCAAACAAATACACATTTTTATACAATTTTCTGGCAAATGAGCTATATACTTGATGTATAAACAACGACAATTTGGGAATATCTAAATCAATCTTTTTTTGTTTTTGTGACACGCGAACACTTGTTAATACCTTTAATTGGGCGATGTGAACACATGTTATTAAATCTTCTAAATAATTACAACCAGTTGAACTAATAATTCTAGAAGATTCTTCCTCAATTAGTGATTCGTTCCATTTTGGAACACGAGATAGAAAATTTTGAAAAGTCATTAGATATTTATCGACTTCATCATTTTCAATACACAATCGTTCAGCATCATTAAATATTGATTTCACGCCATCAATAACAACAGGGGTTAATATACTTAATAAACGACAAGAGTATTCGTTCTTAGCTTCTGACAATACATTAATATTGTAGTCGTCCATTTTAAAATTATAAAATATTTTCTAAATCCATATTTTTCCGCATAAATACAAAATACAAAATATAAAACATCAACAACTCTTCATTTCTTATTTGCTTTCTAATTTTATCAAAATATAATAATATTAACTGATTTCCGGATGATTTCGATAAGTAATCCATTACATCTAAACAACTATACCCTTTGTTATACAGCGTTTTAGATGTATTCATACAATTAATAAGTGTATCGCAACTTTGTTTTCCTTTTATAATATTTTTTATTTTTATAAGTTTTTTATAAGACTCGGTATTATTATAATTATCAAACAACATATTATAAAAATTTACATAGTCGTTGTTTGCTTCTGGCATAGGAATATAAATACAGCAAAAACGCGACAATATAGGATTAAGAAGCAGTTTTTTATTTTCAGCAATAATGAAAAAACGGGTATTGTTGCTATATTTTTCAATACAACGCCGCAAAGCCGACTGGGCGTCCATCGTTAATTTGTCAGCATTAAATAATATGATAGACTTAAACATTATATTGTTTTTATGTTGAATATTGGTTTTTGCGAAAAATTTCAACTGGTCTCTGAAAAAACGGATACCTTTTCCATGCGCACAATCAACATACATAACATATTCTTTAATAAAATTTTGATTATTATCGTATATTTTTTCAATAAAATGGTTTAAAATGGTTCGTTTGCCAACGCCATATGGTCCGTGAAATACTATATGTGGTATTTTTTTATTATCTATAAAGTAATTAAGTTTACCGATGATTGATTTATGAAATGTATAAATGTCTGTTATATTGTTATTAAAATTAT